ATGGCCTATTTCATTGACCGGCGACTGAACGGTAAGAACAAGAGCACGGTGAACCGCCAGCGCTTCTTGCGCCGTTATAAATCGCAAATCAAGCAGTCGATTTCCGAGGCCATCAACAAGCGTTCGGTAACCGACGTGGAGAGCGGCGAGTCGGTCTCCATCCCAACGGAAGATATCAACGAACCGATGTTTCATCAGGGTCGCGGCGGCCTGCGCCATCGCGTCCATCCCGGCAACGACCACTTTGTGCAAAACGACCGTATCGAGCGTCCACAGGGCGGCGGTGGCGGAGGTGGCAGCGGGCAAGGCCAGGCAAGCCAGGACGGAGAAGGCCAGGATGAATTTGTGTTCCAGATATCCAAAGATGAGTATCTCGACCTGCTGTTTGAAGACCTGGCGCTGCCCAACCTGAAGAAAAATCAGCACCGGCAGCTTAACGAATACAAAACCCATCGCGCGGGCTATACCGCCAACGGCGTTCCGGCCAATATCAGCGTGGTGCGTTCCCTGCAAAACTCGCTGGCGCGGCGTACCGCCATGACGGCGGGCAAGCGGCGTGCGCTGCACGAGCTGGAAGCGAGCCTGGATATCGTCGCCAAAAGCGAACCGGCACAGCTGTTGGAAGAGGAGCGACTGCGCCGCGAAATCGCCGAGCTGCGCGCCAAAATCGAACGCGTGCCGTTTATCGACACCTTCGATTTACGCTACAAGAATTACGAAAAACGCCCTGAGCCTTCAAGCCAGGCGGTAATGTTCTGTCTGATGGACGTCTCCGGCTCAATGGACCAGGCTACCAAAGACATGGCAAAGCGCTTTTATATCCTGCTGTATCTGTTCCTCAGCCGGACCTATAAAAACGTTGAAGTGGTTTACATCCGTCACCACACCCAGGCCAGGGAAGTGGACGAGCATGAGTTCTTTTACTCGCAGGAAACCGGTGGGACCATTGTTTCCAGCGCTCTGAAGCTGATGGATGAGGTGGTTCAGGAACGCTATGACCCGGCGCAGTGGAACATTTATGCGGCGCAGGCGTCGGATGGCGATAACTGGGCAGATGACTCCCCACTGTGTCATGAAATACTGGCGAAGAAAATTTTGCCGGTGGTGCGTTATTACAGTTATATCGAGATTACTCGACGCGCCCATCAGACGCTGTGGCGGGAATATGAAAATCTGCAGGCACGCTTTGATAATTTCGCCATGCAGCATATCCGCGATCAAGACGATATTTATCCGGTATTCCGCGAACTGTTTCACAAGCAGAATTCAGAAATTAACAATTAATTAAATAAAATCAGCCAGTTAAGCTAATTTTCTGGCTGATTTTCTTATGTTCTTAGTCTCTAAAAACTTCGTTATGGATCAACAAGTTGCGCTTGGTTTTGGGGAAGGATATTTAATGATTTCTGTCATGGGGTGTCAGGGGTCGGAGGTTCAAATCCTCTCGTGCCGACCAAAATTCCCTAAGAAAACCAACCCACTGCGGTTGGTTTTTTTATGCCTGCGATTTGCCGATGGCAAAATGATGGCAAAATGATGGTAAAACCCCTGTCATTTAACCCGTAGTAGATCTGAAAACCGTGTAGTGTATCGCGGCGACAGCATATCCCGTTTCATCTGCCACTGCTGCTGTATACCCTGCCCTGCAAAGAACAGCGTGCCCTTTCCGTCTTCCGCCTCAATTACTTTTGGCGGGCTTTGCCAGGGCCTTCGTTACTAAGGAAAGTTAAATACCGTTAAAGTAATGCTCCATGTTGCCGTTATGTTATACACCTGCGTCCTGAACGCAGGATATCTAATAAAAAGACTAAGGGATTGACGCCCGCGCCCGTGCGGGCTTTTTTTAAGCTATTCCCTGCCTTCAAGTGCTCGTTTAATAAACTCAAGCTTGGCTGTCTGCCGACGCATCTCAAGCAGGTGTAACGGTCTGAATTATTGAGCAATAAGTTGCCCCACAATTTTCTTCAGGCCCTCCAGGTCTGATTTAAGTGCTGCAATTTCAGCCTGCTGCGCTTCATTTTTATCCATAAGGGCAAGGATAGCTTCATGATGCAACGCTGCGGACACGCCATACGTATCCGGGGACAGCACACCCGTTACAACCGTGCCATCATCAAGCACCCGGTTATCACCTTCATGGACCGCGTCTGGAAATATCTCCTGTATTTCCTGGGCAATAAACCCAATTCCCCACCGTCCGCCATCAAGACGCGTCCAGGTATAACCAAACATCCGCCGCATTTTCCCGAGCGGGTCAGCGATGCGTTGCTTATTGGTTTTGATACGACCATCAGAGTTGGGAACGAATGACCCTGGCGCGGTAACGCTTCCGGTTCCATAGTCGAAAACCAGGTATTTCTCATTGCCTCCGTCACTGTTTACGGCAGCAACAAAACGCCGGACGCCGGACTGAGTGATTTCGTTGTAAAGTCGCGTTCGCCCTTTTGATCCCCCGTCAGTACTTGAAACGTTATCAAGAATGAGCTCACAACTGCCAAATGGAAAACCACTCGCTGGTTTATACTCAATACGGACAGGGCCAGAGATGGTCCCCCCCGTCTTTCCGTCCACGGTTTTGAGTCGGTCGTCACTGCCCTGTACAACAGTGCCCGGCCCGGTGCCGTAAGCAACTCCAAGCGCAGTGCGCGCTGCCTCAGCAGTCGTTGCGCCGGTGCCGCCGTTAGCCACGGGGACTACAAGTCCGTCATGAAAGAATGTGCGAACGGAGAATGCGCGTCCGCCTTTCGCGCCAGTTATGCGAACCCAGCGCACCTTTTGATTAGCCGCAGCCGTCGCTGACGGGCTGAGTAACAGCATGATTGTCGTACCCGCGACATACAGTACATTCAGGTCCACGTTGTACGCAGCGGGGATATCAGATAATTCCACAGGAGTGTTTAACCAGTTGGTACTGGCCACTATGATATTTTGTCCGGATAAAAAGTCTGCATTCTGCCAGTCGAAATTCTGAATAACCGGTTGAGAAGATAATCCATACCCCAGGTCGTTCAGTGGCCTGATGCCTGCCGGTTGCCAGTCTGACCATGGCCCGTCAGTTCCATTCCACGCAGCAGTAAGCGAACGCACATACATGTTACCGTTACGCACAGTATAACGCTGCGTGGCGCCAAACTGCCCACCGGCGAAAACCTCGAGCAGGCCGACAGCGTTAGCCTCAGGAAAACCATTTACCGGCTGGGCACCGGCGGATGTACTCATTCCCCATGAGCCGACAAAATTCTGAACAGGGCCGTAACTGTTCAGGTTTGGCGTTGCCGGCAGCGCACCACGCCATTGTTGCGACGAACCAACCAGACCCGCCATTTTCTGCCAGCCCGGCCCCGACACAGCCGGTGCGCTATCCCCCGGCTGGATGGAGATGTCACCCGGCGCGGTATAGAAATTCATCCAGTTGCCTTTCTCGGCGAGCAGTGCGCGAATTGCTGCGGTGCTCTGGGCCACCAGCTCGGCGGTGACCTGGTTCATCGTTTTACGCGGTACCGCTGCCCACGCCGCGCCGGTGGTGGTCGGCCCGGTGAACGGGCTGACGAGCGTGGCCGTCGTGTTACTGGTCACCGTATCTACCGGCAGGGTGTACAGCACGCCGCCGATGGTGGTGACAATAAAATCGCCGGGCTTTAAATCGGTAGTGAACAGTGTGCTGGTACCAACAACAGCCGTTGAGTTGTTGGTGAGTTTGAGGGTTCCTGCGGACATGGTGTCTCCTGAATTCAGGCAATAAAAAACCCGCCGGAGCGGGGTTATCTGCTGTAAAAATTAATGGGTTCAGTCGTATGCAGCGGTGTTAATCGCAGTCAAGACAATCCCTGTGTTGCTCCCACCCGATGGACTGCCCTGCCCAATCTGATTACTCACAGCATTTATTCGGGTGTTCGCACCATCAAACCGGCAGCCCGTGTATGCCATAACGCTGACAATTACAGGCTGGCCCTGGACCATAACTCGCCATAATGACATCCCCAGAGTCGCGGGCGCGACCGCCCAGGAACCGGCCAGCGTCTGGTCGATGTTGATCCCCCCACCTGCGCCCGGCGCGCCGATCGTCACTAAATCAGACAGCACCCGACTTTCATTGGTCAGCACCAGTTTCCCGGTGGCGTCCCAGATTGCAAAACCCCATGCAGGTAATGACTGGGGAAATATTGCAAAAATATATGCGGTCAGTGTGTGCGGTGTGTTTGAGGCGCCCACCGGTGTACCGGACGACACCCGAATCACGCCGCCAACCCGCCCGGCATGTGTAAACGTTGGAGCGTCGGTATTTGAAACCCGGCAAAATGCGATTGCCGGATATGAGGGGTCTATTGGTATTTCGGCAGATGCCACGCCATTGCTTCCTGAGTTAACAACCACCTTGCGGTATAAGCAAAACGGCGTTGACTGTGGCGTCACGAACGGGTTGCCGTTATCCAGCAGTATCATCGCACCATAATCAGCCAATTAAGCCCTCTCCATAAATATGACCAGTTCGCATGCAGAGGCCGGGTAATTACCGGGCCCGACTTCACTTGCCGGCGACAGCGAGATGGTATTTCCCGACGCCACAATCCTGCGCCCGACTTTCGTGCCGCCATTATCAAGCGAAACCACATAGCCCACCTTAAACCCGGCGGGCACCGGGAATGACCAGGAGCCGCTGGCCTGCCCTTCTGCCAGCGATACCATGCCGACGACCGATACCGGCTTGATGCCGTAGTTATTGGGACGGCCTGCACCGTCCCACGTTTGTACGCCAAACGCCATCAGTACACCCCGTCAAGGTAGCCAATCTGAACACGCAGAACCCCGTTAGCATCCCGCACGCTGATTTTCTGGTTGGTCTGCTTCATGGAGCCCTGTCCCGGTACCGAGCCGTTATTCTCGAAATTACCGCCCTTATCCAGTCGCCAGCCAATAACACCAGCCTGATAGTTATTCGACTGGATGAAACTGCCAATCTTCGCGTTCGTGATGGTTCCGTCCTGGATAAAGCCGGAGCTGAGAAACACCTGACCGTTAACGATGGCGAACGGCGAATACTGAACGCCGCCCTGCCCCGACAGCATCACGAACTGATCGGCAGAAATCGCCACACGAGTTTTCACCCCGGAACCGTCCGCGATAACCGCGACTGACAGCCCGGCGTCGTAATAATTGCCGTTGTATTTCACTCCTGTTTTCAGGGTGTAAATCGCATTGGCGCTGGCAGCGTCTGTATACGCGGTCATTTTTTCGTTAATGGCGGCCTGCTGATCACCAAATTTCGCTGCCACCTGCGTCTGATACTGTGCGAACGCCTGATCCGCGCTGGCCTGCGCATTCTGAATGGTGGTAATACTGCTGTTAACACCCTTAAAATCCGCAGCCACGGTCAGCTTATATTCTGCAAAAGCCTCATCCGCTGTAGCCTGGGCGGTTTTAACCTCGTTGATTTCAGCGGCGCTTTCACCGAACTGAACGGCTACCAGCTCCTGGAATTGTGCAAACGCTTTCTCTGCATCGGCCTGGGTGATTTTTACCTGTGAAATCTCAGCGCGGGCAGCACCGACTTGCTCATACTGGATCTGCGCACCCTCTACCTGCGCCAGCGTGTTCTGCATCTGGCCCGCCAGGTTAAAATCGATCTGCTCAGTCAGGCGCTTGCCGTCCTCCGACGTCAGCAGGTCTTTGGCGATATCCTCCAGATAGTCTGACGCCTGGTCGTTGGCCATTCCCCTGATCCAGTCCGTCCAGCCCGACTCGTTTCCGGTTTTGTCGACCAGCTGAGCGCGGTACCAGAAAATCTGCCCGGCACGTAACCCGAGCTGGGTGTACTCCGCCTGCGGGTATGGCACATCAGAAAGCAAAAGCGGATCGGCGTGGTCTTCGCGTGGCGTGTACTGAATTTCCGTTTTCAGCGTGTCTTCCGTATTGGCAGGGAAAGCCCAGTTCAGCCGGATACCCCAGTTGATGCCGGTTGCTGTAAAGTTGATCGGCTTCGGCGGGTTGCCCACCTTGCCCGTCAGCGATTTCTCAGACGAGTATCCCCAGCCGCTGGAAATCTCCGCCGCGTTGATGGCGCGTACGCGCACCAGGTAGCGCCCCGCATAGATGCCCGGCACCTCAAACGACGTGGTTGAACTGCGCGGAACGTTCACCCAGTTCCCGTCGTTACGCCGCCACTGTGCTTCATACGCAATGGCGTTGGGTGCCGGGTCCCAGCTGGCGCGCATCGTTTCAATGCTGATGCCCTGATTCACCACCGAGTAAGAACTGATGGCGATATTTTCCGGTGCGAACTGGCTGCCCGGCGGGATCACGCTTACCGGGCGCTGGTCAATGATGGCACCGGTATCGATACGGGCATACTTATCGGGATCGTGAAACGCGCCGGAGATAGTGAATGTCCCGTCATTGTTGTCGCTGACGCTGACCACCCGATACTGCTGGGCATACAGATCGTCAGATTCCACCACCCAGACGCTTTCCGCCTGTGGCGTTTCGCTGTAGGCGATGCTGACCGTGACGGCCTGACTGTTAACCGCCTGGATTGTCCGCGCCTGTGAAGCGCCGGAAGGCAGGTTGAGAATAAGGCGATCTCCGGGTTTCGCATCCGGCGCGCGGTCAAGCGTGATCACCCGGCCATTCACAGAACTGATGCGGCCGCCTGTGACTTTACCTGACAGCATTTCATCAGCGACGGCGATAATGTAGCCCGGCTGCGGGATGTTACCGTCCAGCCCAACGGAGAACGTAACCACACGATCTTTGTTGTTGGTCAGAATGCCCCATCGCCCCTTGCGGTTTGCCTCGCTCTGCCGGGTGCAGCCAATCGCGGTCATTTCGAGTTGATTAAATCCGTAACGCGCGACCAGCGGTTGCTCAAACACGGGCTCCATGGCATCGGCGTAACCGTTGGCCGGGTCGGAATACGAGACCAGCGCCGTGGTGTAACGGGTTTTAGTCGTGCTGCTCGAGTAAACGAATTCGCCGTTTACGACGTTGGCGCGGGTGTAACTGTAATCGATATCGCGCGGCATATCCGCCAGCGCCACGATCTGGTTACCGCCCCAGTACGTCATGCCCCTGAAGATGGCAGCAAAATCACGCAGGACGGTATAAGCCTCGTTGCGATCCTGCACATAGACGTTGCAGGTGTAGCGAGGCTCAACGCCGCTCCCGCCCTTCCCGTCCGGTACCATCTGATCGCAGTACTGCGCCACCTGGTACAGCGTCCATTTATCGATATTCGCCGCCGTCAGGCGATGACCCAGGCCAAAGCGGTCGGCGACCACGATGTCGTAAAATATCCACGCCGGGTTATCCGTCCAGGCCCATTTAAACCCGCCCGTCCAGGTCCCGGTATAGGTTCGCGTTACCGGGTCGTATGTATCAGGTACACGGATCACGCGCATCGCCGGTTCACAGGAAATCTGCGGAATGCTGCCGTTAAACTGGCTGGAGTCAAATTCGATGTACAGCAGCGCGGTGTTCGGATAGCGCAATTTTGCGTCGATGACTTCCGTGTAGCTCTGCAGCGTCATGGTGTCGCCGATTTTGGCGCTGTTGGCATCCGGCGTTAATTTGCGAAGGCGCAGCGTCCAGGTGGTACCGGCGCGCGGCAGGTCGATACGGTGGCTGCGCTCATAACCCGACGTGGTTTTACCGGTTACCGCCGTGTTAATCACAGTCTGCCAGGCTCCGCCATCTGTCTGCAGGTCAACGGCATAGGCCACTGAATTACCCACCAGATCCCCGTCATCCTCCTGGCGGTACAGCGACGGCCATTTGAGACGCAGGCGAACGGCAGAAAGCTGAGTGTTGGTAAACGTGCGTGTCCAGGCGGTGGCGCTGGAAACCTGCGTGCCAACGCTGATTTCATTTTCAGACCCCGGCATGCCCTGAATATACGGCTGCGCCTGGTTACCGGGGCGGAATTCCCAGGCGACGCCGGAAAAGTTTCGGGAGCCGTCAGGATTTTCCAGGGGCGTGCCATCCAGAAAAATATTACTGCCCGTCAGCCCACCAGCAAATTCCCCTTCACCTAGGGCAATCAGGATTTTGGCTTTTGCCACCGACTGCAGATCGTCCGGCTGTTCCGTGGGCGTGCGTTGTTTAGAGTCGCCGCCTTTGCGCCCTTTAATATGTTTTGCCATTTTTCGCCCATAAAAAAACCGCCAGACGGCGGTGACTGTAAGGGGATAATCCGAGGATGTTATTGCTGGTCTTCCACATAAATACCTGCGGAAATAATCGCGCCACCAATACGGCGTTTACCATAGCCAATGGGTACCGGATAACCCTGTGCGGCTGTATTCGTTACGCCGCCAAAAGCATATGAAGCGCGGTTATCGGCGTCCTGTTTGCTGGAAAGGCCCGTTGGCTGAGGGGAAAGCATCTGGATCACACCGCCGGCCATAAGTCCTATACCTGAACTAATCATTGCGCCACCAACTGGGGCGGCATATCCCCAGGTAAGACCTGTGACTATTACCCCTGCCACTACAAGAACCGCTCCTAAAATCGTTTGTAACAGCCCAGCCTTTTTACTGCCAATTATTATAGGGACGATACGAATTACTTCTTTTGTTACTGGAAAACCAAGATCATCTACACCAATATTTTTTTTGCCAAGAAACACCGCATAGGTTAAGCCGCGACGCTGACTGGTGATCATAAATTGTTCAAAACCTTTGATCGTTGCGGCCAGGGCACGTGGAGCCTCATGAACAATGCTAATAAGTCGATGATGCGTTTTCCCAAAAGTTTTACCCAAAATACCGCTCAATTCTATTTCAGCCATTACCTCTTGCATGATTACTCCCAAAATAAAAAACCCACCAATGGTGGGTTGAGTGGTTAATATTTAATTCATTCTAACGGTAAGGGCTTTACATCAACATTCCCGCTTGGATCAGAAAAGAGCCGTACTGCTTTGGTTTCACCGGTTTTGAGCTGCACATAACTCCCGGTGGGTATTGCATCAGAAATACAAAGTTTACCCTCACCTTTTATTGCAACACTCCACTCTCCTGCTTTTAATTTAAAAGTAGCTTTCTCTCCAGGATTAAGGATGGCCGACTTTTCATTATTGAGATACACGCCTGTATAACAACCGCTACCTAAATATCCCTTATCGCGAACAACAATAAGTGTTGAATCAGAGTCTGGTGTTTTGTTTTGATATTTCAACAGTCTTTCAGGTGGAGCTTGCTTCGCTTGGCTGGGAAGAACGGCTTCAGTTGCACACCCAACTAAGCCAAACAACGCCGCTGTAAATAGAATTTTTTTCATGACCCAGTGGCCCCTCTGTTAATTTTTACAAAGATTAGCACAGAGACTTATGGCGTAAAATCTTCATTGTACGTTCCATCCAGTAACCACCGTATGGCACCCGCTGGCTGAGATGCCCGTACAGATGATGAAGTAGCATGTTCCCTTCCAGCATTACTCCGGCGTGATTCCACTTATTCGACTGGACCTGCATGATCACCACGTCGCCCGGCTGCGGCGCGCCGGTGAATTCCCGGAAACCGCACTCGTACCAGTTATCCTGGTAAAAATTATCCGGGTACTGGTCCTCCCACCACGGGTAATCGACGCGGTAATCCGCCAGATCGATACCGTACGTCTGGCGATAATAGCTCATCACCAGACCCCAGCAGTCGTAAACGCCGAGCACGAACGGGCGCTCCAGCAGCGGAATTTCGCCTCGCGGCATAATGGTCCGTAAATCTCCTTCCGGCCAGCTGACGATATGCCAGGGCAGTGCCGTCACATCACACTGCGCTTTGTCCAGTTCGCTCGGCTGCGTGGTGGCGTCCGGATGGCTGTGCACAATGGCGGTGACCGTTCCCCAGTCTTCCGCCGTGGCGTAATCCTCCGGTGAAAGGTGAAAATGCTCTGTCGGTTCAGTGGCAAGGTTGCGACACGGGAAATACTTCTCCACCCTGCTTTTCTGCACCACCACCCCACAGCACTCGCGCGGATATTCCGCCTCGGCGTGGGCCATGATGGCCGCGATGGTCTTTTTACGCATGTCAGCTCCGAATGAGGGAGGTGCCGGGGAATCCACCAAACGAGAGCTCGTTGTTTTCCCCGAAGCGAAGCTTGCAGGCCGTCAGCGTGCCGTTGCACTGGTCGAGGGACGGATCGCTTACCGGTTTGTTGTTCTTGTCGAAATAACGTGTACCGGCATAGTCGCAGCCGTCGCCGGTGCGGTACTTGTTCCGGATACACCAGGTACACAGCGAATGGAGCTGGCGCGTCGGGATCAGCAGCCCCTGCAAATCCATCGGACTGGAAAGCGCGAACTCAACGACTTCACTGGTTTCGCTGTTTTTCGCATCGATGTACCAGACCTGCAGTTTCTCCTGTGTCGGATCGGCTGCGGGGTTCCCTGCTTCAAAATTCCGGGCATCCAGATACTGCGCCAGCGTGTCGTGGATTGTCACTTTGGCCTGCAGCAGGTCGTCATACGCCAGACACAGCGCAGTGATCGAGCCGTCAAGGTTGGCGACCGATAATTTCGGCTGTGCGCTGCTGCCGCTGGTTGACGCTTCGATACCTTCAATCTGGCACGGCCAGGCTTTATATTCCTGCCCCTGCCACCAGATACTTTTGGCCGGTAGTTTTGATTCATCACCGCCAGCGGCCACGATCTCCGCTTCGGTGTGTGGGACATTGTGGCTGTGAAAACGCAGCACCTCTCCGGTGCCGAAAGCCGTGCCGTCAACAGAAAAAAGCCGGACTGCATTGCCCGGCTCAAGTTTCTGGTAATCACTGTTTAAACTCATGGTTTATAAGCCTGTTCAAAGGTTGCGGAAAGATTAAACAGCCCGGCGCCAAGCGGTGTCGGTGTGTAGGTATCGCAGCGGTAAAGCCCGAGCGGCTCAAGCGGTGGACGCCACTGAAACGACGTCACGCCCTGGTGCCGATCGAGAAAGTCCTTAATCGCCGCGATGTACGCTTCTGTCCCGGTAAACTGAAGGTTCCACTTTTGCGATCGGGGATTAATCCCGTCGCCGGATACCTGTTCGTATCCGTCACCAAATTTCGCGGTGCGGCGGCGGAACGTTACCTCCTGCTCAGCGTTGATGCGCGGACACCAGCTAAACGTTTCTATAGCCATCAGCGGCCTCCTTTTGCCATATTCCAGACTGCGCCGCCTGGCGAAATGTCCCGGCTAATCAGCTCGCGATAGCGCCGATCGACATAATTACCCACCTCACGCCCGAACTGCTCATAGCCGCCAGTTGCCTGGCTTTGCGTGTTTCCGTTACCGTCAATGTGGATAGTAACCTGTGGCGCTCCGCCACCCGGCGGGGCAACTCCTCCATTTCCCACAGCACGCACACCAAGCGAACCATCGGCGGCGCGGGTCAGCGGCATGATTGCCTCCGGCCCGGCCTCCCCCATCAGCCCGGCACCTTTGGCGAACGCAAACAGCGTCGGAGAACTGACAACGGAATTACTGTACTGGCTGAGATCGGCAGAAGAGTAAACACCACCTCTGGCGTTGAACTGAAGGGTGGAACCGTAAGACTGAAGCGCGGTACCGGAGCTGGCAGAGGATGCTGCGCCGCCAAACAATGAACCGATAGAGCTGGCCGCGTTTGCGATCATCATGTTCACCATCACCTGTTCGATGATTTTCAGAACGCTGATGCCCCAGTCTTTCCAGCTCGCTTTGTTGCCGTTGAGCATATCGACGATGTTACTGCTGATACCCGAGAGCGCGCTCTGCATGGCGTCAGCCGCCAGCGTTGCATAGTTCGTGGAATCATCCACCCAGTCGGCGAGCCCGTCCCGCGCGCCGGTTACCCAGTCAGCCTGCAGCGCATCAATTTGTTTGTAGTAATCCCCCTGGATCTCCAGCCGTTCAGCCTGCGCATCACTTAAAGCCTGCGTTTCACGGTCATAAACCGTCTGACTGATATCACCGGCCTGATACTGCTTTTGCAACTCCCGCTGCTGATCCAGGTGGTCGCGCTCAATACCCAGGCGTTCACGGAGCCGCTCACGTTGCCTGTTACCGAGTCCGGCCCCCTGAATATCCACGCTCAAATCCGCGCGGGCATTATCGTTCTGCGCCTGCAGGCCAGCGACGTATGCCGCCACTTTCGCATTTTCTTCATTGGCTTTTTTAAGCTGGTTCAGGCGGTCCACTTCCTGCGCCAGCTGCTGTAGCCGGACTTTTTGCGCGTCGTTAATCCCGGTGAGCTTTCCCTCCGCCAGATCGAACTGAAGCTTCTGCTGTTCGGTCACCTCGGCCGTTTTTTTGCCGGTGGTGTCGATAAGGGTAATCTGGCGCAGGTAACCCAGCTCCATGGATTTGAACGCGCTTTCCAGCTTTTTGGCGCTGGCATCGGGCGTCACCTTGCCGTTGGACTCGCCCGGTGCAAGGGAGTAGTCACCCGTTCCGGTAACGGGCAAAGTTGTTGAGGAAATCACGGGCGCTGCGCCGGCAATAGACTTCAGGCGCGCACGCTGCGCCAGCAGTTCGTTCAGCTCTTTCTGTTTTCCTTCCGTATCCATACCAATACGGTTAAGGAAGGTGCGAACAAGTTCCTGATATGAGATCATCATATTCATCCGGAGCGCATCCCAGAGGGACATCATGAG